AGTTTTTTTTATTTTTTTGATTATACTGGTTTCCGATGAGAACTCCAGTCCATTTATTTGATCTGCAAAATGGAAGCGTGATGTGTAAACAACAGGCAATAGATAAAGGATAAGACAAAGAAAGAGATAAGAGATTTAATCAGCGTAAAACTTCTTAGCGTCAGAATTAGCAAAAGATGCGGAAGCATCTTCTCTTGCTCTCTTTGAATATCCAACCATCTTTGGAAAGAGTGAGAAGCTCTTCGATGGTGAGAACAGGTACCCGATATTGATATCGGCGTCAGACAGAGGGAACTGCCATCTGGCAGTGTTTCCGGTTGAAGAAACAGTCTGAGCACCATATCCTGTGGTGCCGGCAGGAGGAGGACCTACTTTGAAGATGGATTCAACACGCCACTTGAAATCTGTGGTGTACCTAGCCATCAGTAGCTCGAACTGATCTCTAAGTGCAGAGATTTCATAGGCTCCATCTGCGTACAGAAGGTCCAACGTGGTCAGGAGATCAGACCGATCTTCATCATGAGGCAATTCATCATTCCTAAATTGAGCGAGAGACATTTGAAGCGCAGCCGTCAGAACTCTCAACTGATCAGAATTTGGTGCAACATCTGGAATACTGTCATAGTAATCAGGCAATGCTTGATCAGTGAGTTGAGGCATGGATACGCTATAAACGTGTCCTTGAGCGTCAGTCACTCGATATCGTTGCTTGACCAATTGGGAAATCTTCTCGCTTGCAAGTCTCTTTATCATAGACAAGCTAGAATGGTCAGCCCAGACAAGTTTAGAACAATCAAGGTTCCAGGTTTTGTCGTTGTCAATTTCTGAGAATTTCGTGACACCAGCGGCCGTTCCGCGTTTGAACAGGACACCAGCATCTTTGACAAGGACATCACCAACCTTTGTCTTCATATGTCCGATGATACCAAGAGCTCCTGACATATGTGCAGGGATTGGTGTTTCGTCATAATACACAGCCTTGAGTGGCTGGTTGACCGCTTTCTCGTGATCCAGCATCGTGGAATACAATTGTCGGGCTGCCTTAAAGAAAGACAGTCCATAGATCGAGGTAGCGATATTCTCCTTATCATCGTCGACAAGTTGAATACGATCGCCGACTGAAGTAACAGTGTCAGCGAAGGGCTTAGCAATAGTTTCAGGAAGGTTGAAATCAAGTTCAACCTCTCCGGCAGGAATGCTTTCGACGTTAGGCTCCAATCCCAATGGGAAAATTGTGTCCACTTGAGGAAGTGGATCAATCCAACCGAGTCTCATAGTTTGGTTAGATTGTGCAGTGGAATTGCGAGTCTTAGGTCTAGCGCTTTGCCGGGGCTTGGCGTTGAGTTTGTTTGGGTTGTCCCCAGGCCTACTCATGCCTTCCGAAGTTTCAAAACTCATGTTTGGGGTTAATCTACCAGAAATTCAAGCGATATGGAAGATTGTGAATAAGAATTGCAGAAATGCCTATTCTCTTGTTTGTAAGTATGTTGATATTTTACG